CTTGCCCTCTTCAAAGGCTGTGGCATTAGGATCGCCTGCCACATAGCTTGAGGCACGCCAGTTTGAACGTGCTTCTAAGTCTCGCAAAACCTTTTGACCGTGTTCTGTATCAAAAGTCTCACGATACATAAACTTTAACTTATCTATTTCCTTCACTTAGAAACCATCCTTACTGCCTGCGCTGCTTGCGCTGTTGCTGCTACGTCTTCTTGATCTCGCTGACGCTGCAGTGCTTCTTGTTGCGCTTGCTGCCTTTGCTGACGCATTTGATCTACTTCACGCTGGGTTTTTAGAGTAACCTTTGGCACCCCTAGTGAATCTGTGATATGGCGCACCAAGCCATCAGGGTCAATGTGATCTGCAACGGGCAACCCTTCTGCAAGTGGCAGTAATATTTCAAGCGCCCTCATAGTATTGTTCAGGCCGCTAGACTTCTGCGCCCTAGCCAATGGCGATACATATTCTACATCAATATCAATACCTTGGAGAGATGTAGGTGGCACCGCTAACATATCAGCGCGTAGCATCAAAGCAAACACACGGTCAATCAATGGTCGCAACAACTCATTCATCAGCCTACCAAGCACTGGCCCAATCACACGCATGCGCTCTTCTTGACGCTGTATGACCTCTGTTGCTGTCATCTGCGCAGAACCTGCCGTTAGTATCTGGTCAATATAGAACGCCTGTCTTATAGCTGCCCTGCGCTGTTCCTCCATGCTCAAGCCAATAGGAATGTTTGCGCCCGTGTTCAGCGGAGTGATTGTCTCTCTTGTGCCAGCACGGAAAAAGTTTAGGCCGCCTGGTTGTGTGCGGATTGGCAAAATGAACCCGTCATCAGGCACAAGTAAAGGTGGGTCTATCTGCTTTTGAGCAGCTTGAATAATAGTCTTAGACATCAAGTTTATCATCTTAACATCTGGCAACGCCGTCATTGCAGGCGACCTGCCCATCACCTCACCAGTTGCCTTGAGGAAACGCGGCACAACATATGGTAGTTCTTCAAAGCCACCTTCACTAATTATCATCTCTGATTTTTTACAAATATATACCGACATGAACGGCATGTTCAGATTGTTTGGCTTTGTAACATCTCTGTCAGTGCGTGGTGATACAACATGAAGTATCTCTACTTCTTCGTCAGGCTTTTTCTCAAATGTCTTGCGGATAAAATCACCAACATTTTCCAACCCAAAACGCTCTACTGCTTGCTCTGCGGTTGACTCATACAGACGATACACTGTGTCAACCATGCCATACTGATCTTCTGACACATAAAACTCAGATATGTGGCGCGTGCTAAAACGTAGCTTGTCCCTGTCCATTTCGCAGAACATGCAGGCTGTACCAAAAACAACAAGATCAACATACGCTTCATGCACTTCTGTTTCAAAGTTTGACCTCTGAAACGCCTGCATCATTCGCATACTTGTGTCTTGTAACCAACCGCGCACCTCGTCATCGCGGTTGAGAGCTTCGTCTTTGATATCCAAATGAAACCAAGGTGAGGCACCACTTGTAAGCATGCCATGAAGAAAAGCGGCCATCAGATCAATCGACTGCAAAGCGGTGCCGTCGTAAATCAACTCCATCCGCTTTTCACCACGGGAACGTTTCTTTACAACGTCAGACTTGCGAGGCAGCATATAGTCGGCAAGCTCTTGGTAGTGAGTGTCCCAGTTGTCTCGCTTGTATTTGAGATGATCGTATCTCTTGATGATTTCTGCTGCTTCTTTTGCCATGTCTAACCCATCAATGTTGGTGTGCCATCAGTTGTCTTTTTCTCGCCAAGCGCACCTGCAACGATTGTCGATCCACGACCACGACGCCGTGCCATCTCTTCTCGTTGCGCCTCTTCAGCCATAGCTCTTGCGCGACCAACATCTGGTTTTGGCGGCACTGGTGGAGGCGGTGGTGGTGCTGGCATTTTTGGTGTTAGAAAACTCATATGTTGCTCCTAGTCATAAAGTACCCCTCCACCCTCAAGTAAAGTGCCTGCGGCCCCAGGCTTTTTAGAACGTGTTGGTGTCCTTCTACCACGCGCAAGCCCCTCGTTTGGATCGTCTGGCACTACTTCAGGTGTTACCTCTGGCGTAACTTCGGGTGTTTGATCGCCAAAAATTGTTTCAATAATCTCTCCACCTATTTGTTGTACTGGCTTTTCAATAACCTCTTCAAACACCTCATCCAAAAGACTTGGTATATCTTCAAGAGGCTCAACAATCTCTGCTGCTATTTCTTGTGCGCCTTCCAAGATGTCACCGCCAACTTCTGCAACTGGCTGACCTACGCCTTCAACAATGGTTGTAGTCAGGTCTAGGGCAGGTTGAGCTACATCTAATATTGTTTCGGGGGTCTGCGCAACAGTCTCTACCGCCTCCTGCACAACGTCAGTCACTGGCTCTGCAACCTCTGTAACTGTTTCAGCAGTCTCACCAGTAACATCAATAGCAGGCTCTGCTACTTCTTCAACAACTTCAGTTACTGGCTCTAGTGCTTGCGCAACAACTCCACCCATCACCTTCTCCTAAACGTGGAAAGGATTGTATTCACTGATCGCAACCTTTTGTGAAGGGCGTCCAACACTCGCTCTATTCTCCAGCCCAATAGCCAGATACCTAAACGAATCCGCACAATGAGACGTGTAGTCGTGGCGCGGATGGTCGCGGAAAACCTTTCTCCTATCGTCCCAGTCTTGACGGTACTGTCTAAGCATTTCCAAGCCATCTCTGCATCTATCCTTATCAAAGTGGCATTTAGGTATCAATAGACGTGCAGCATTAATACCGTCAGCTACTTTCATTTTCGGTATAACACGAAAACGTATGCCAAGCGAGTATGCAGTTTCTAATCGACTTTTACCAGACCCTAACTCTCTTACTTCAATATCATGTGGCGCAAGGTGATCGCCATAGTAATAATCTTTTTGCTTGAGAATGTCAGCATAGTGGTCAAGCCCCACGCCCGAACTCTCGTAGTAATCAATAATATTTACCGCACCACTACGGAAAACCTGCGCAAACCAGATAGACGTTGAATCATTTATACCCAGATCCCATGCGGTATGCACAGGATATGCAGGGTCATATGGAACCCGTGTAACCCTTCCAGTATCATCGGCATCAACCAACAGCTTTGCATAATACGCTCCAACAATAGCTGCTGTGAAAGAACACTCATACTCCTGTTCATATTGCTCTGGAGTCATTTGATCTCTGGCAGCTTCTAACTCTTCTGCCTTTACAAGATCACTCTCAGATGCCTTTACAACCTTGTGATACCACTGGTCAGATCCATTCTCTTCTTCAGACTTGGCCTGTTCTAATAGATCAAAAAAATGATTATGTCCCGCTGGGGTGCCTAGAAATACAGCCGCACCCTCTCTGTCGGATAGTGCTGGTCTTACAACCTCCCCCCATACCCTTGGGTTTTGCATACCAAACTCATCGAATACGCATAGGTCAAGATAGATACCACGCAGACTATCTGGATTCTCAGCAGACAATAACATCAGCCTGCCACTATTGGGAAAGTCTACACGCAACTCAGTCTCATTGAAACTAACGCCAGGAATGACAGAGGCATAATACTTTACATAATCCCAAGCAATACGCTTGGCCTGCGTAAAAGTAGGTGCAATAAACGCAACCCTTGGTCTAGGTAGCTCACAAATCAAAGCATACTTTATCAAATGATTGACTGCCCAGACTGTCTTACCAAAGCGTCTGTGCATCACCAGCACATTCCAACGCCTAACATTCTGGTGCATCTCAGCCTGTAACTCTCTAGGCTTGTAAGGGATTTTGACTTGCATCTATCTGCCGAGTTTCTTCATGGCCTTCTTATGAGAAGCAGTAAACGACATACCAGCTAACATATCTTTCTTCATACTAGCCATATGCTTTGCAGTATGATGCTTGGAGTGTCTCTTCAAAGCATCAGTCTGACGCTTAGTAAGTGCCTTCTTCTTCATCACCCCTCCCACATAATCTTCACACCACCATCAGTAACCTCTACACCAGCACGGTTCTTACTATCCCCATACTGGTCTGGCATAACCTTGCCTGCCTTCCAACGTATATGTAAAGCATAATCCCTTAGAACATTAGGATCATAGTTCTTCTCACCACTCAACTGATGCTGATACATAGCCTCAACATCCTCTAGTGCCTTCTCAGCACTCTGCTGTTGAGCAGTCTTGATAGCATTACTAATCTCAGGATCACTGCCCATCCTTGTATACAAAGCAGACCTAGATACACGGTTACGCTCACATGCCTTCACAAGCGTATAACCCTGCATCACATCAGATGCTACCCTGTCAATCTTAGCTCTGGGTATCTTAGCCATGTTCTCTCCGTGTGTGTGAAAGTAGTAATTAACACATATACAGCGCGGCTGCGCTTCTAGGGTGTGCATGCTTTTTTACTATGTCCCCCACACCCGCTGCTTTTGTGTGCGCGATGCTACATTGCCGCGTGAAAGTGTCCGTGCTGTGTGTGAAATAAAATAT